TTTTGATTATCGCAGTACCTGTACTATTCGTTTTAAACGATAAGTATGGTTGGATTGATAGTGCAGTGGGTAAACCACCAGCACCTGCAGAAGAACCAACTTTTAAAGCGCCTTCTGCTAACAAACTTATGAAGTTTACTAAAAAAGAACTTATTGAGTTTGCGGAAAACAACAACATTGTTGTTACACCTTCCAAAACCAAGTCTGAGATTATCAAACAAATCAGAAAAAAATAAGTATTAAGGGTGGAAATTATTCTGCCCTAAATACAACTTCCAACCGTCCATATCTATAAATAGTCGTATGGACATATTTCAATTTTTAAGTGAAGTCGGAATCCCTATCGGGACTGCGGTAGTGATGGCTTTCTTTATCTATCTGACCTTAAAATATATTTTTGAGTCTGTACTGGGTCAGATTTCGTCCACCGAAAACATTATAAGCATGCTCGAAACACGAGCACGTGTTATGAATAATGATATTATTAAAATAGATTTATTAGTAAGTAGTGCATTAGAACTAGCACCACCAATTGACCGTGTTGCTAGAGCAGAAAACTTTGTTGAGGATGGAAGTATAGACGCCAGACGAGACTAAGACCATGGAAAATCTTGCTCAATTAATCGCAGAGTTTGGGTTTCCAGTTGTAATGTCTATGGGTATGGGATACTTCATATGGTATGTTTGGAAATTCATTACCATTGAAGTTAAACCAGCACTCGGACGCATGTTTACAGCAAGTATAAAATTGACTGACCAGCTAAGAATGCTAGACCAAGACATGCTTCGTCTTCAAGAAAAGGTGAACACTGTTTTGGAATATCGTGAGCGCCAAGAACTTTTGCAGGACGCAAAAGAAAAGCAGGCACTCGAAGAGGTAACAAATGAAAAGAAGTAAAATTTTTGGTATAACATTTGCAATGATAACACTATGTGTCATTTCTCCGACAGTACAATCAGACGAACTGGTACATAAATTTAAAAACCCCAGCTTTAGTGGCGTGGGAACTTCTGCCCATTACTTGACAATTGAGAATCAGGAGAAGTCTAGGACAGACAAGATTGCTGAGGACATTAGGGCAGCTCTTTTGAAACAGCAAAGAGAAGCAGAAAATACAGTTTTAGCCAAATTCATAAGGAATTTGGAATCGAGAATCTATGCTCAGCTATCAAAACAGTTAGTTGAAAACATGTTCTCAAACGAAGAAGGTGCAAACTACGGAACGTTTACACTGGAAGGAAATACAATTACTTACGAAAGGAAGAACATATGTACTGATGACGGACTATGTGACGATTGGATTGTAATGACAATTGTCGGTAGTGACGGAACTACAACAACTATTGAAATTCCAATTGGTACTGGGGGTTTTTAGTGAAGAATCTTTTATTAGTTGGAGTGCTCGGACTCTTGCTATCTAGTTGTGCAGGGATACCGCACATGAAAGATTCCTGTACATCTCTGATAATGAATGAGTACGGAGAATGTATTGAAGAGCCTGAAGCAATCAAACTTCCAGCATATGCATTATTATTAGATTTACCAGCCGCTGAGGTTATGCCAGTGGTTGCTGTTTATGGGTTTAAAGACCTAACAGGACAAAGAAAAAGACAAGACGGTGTCGCAACATTTAGTACAGCAGTCAGTCAAGGAGTGACTGCAATGTTGATAGACGCACTCAAAACTGCAGGGGGTGGAAGTTGGTTCCGTGTAGTTGAAAGAGAAGGATTAGATAATCTTGTACGTGAAAGACAAATAGTCAGAAGTACAAGAGAACAATTTCAAGAAGAGGGTGAAAGTAAAGAAACTATTCAACCTCTTTTATTTGCTGGCATCATACTCGAAGGTGGAATTATAGGGTATGATACCAATATGGAAACTGGTGGCCGAGGTGCAAGAACATTAGGGATTGGACACTCGACTGCTTATCGTAGAGATACGATTGTCGTTTCTTTAAGAGCAGTTAGTACACTTACTGGTGAAGTTCTTATGAACGTTCAGACCAAGAAGACTGTACTAAGTGTATCGCAAGGATTCGATGTATTTAAATTTGTAGATATGGATACCCAACTCATTGAAATTGAGGACGGTGTGACAGAGAATGAGTCGGTGACTTTTGCAACGAGGGCTGCTATAGAAGCTGCTGTTCTAGAAATGATTTATCAAGGACACGATAGAAAATACTGGACAATTGACGGCCGACATAGACACCCTCATAAAATAGATGGCGGTAATGAAAGACATGCCATCGAGGAGAATAAAGACGAATATGAAAATGAATAAACTAAAATTATGTTTAGGTTTATTGTTTGCAATGTCTGTAATGCCTCTTTTAGCTGATGACGACAACGAAATATTTTTGCAACAATCAGGTGATACGTTAACATTAACGATTGACCAAGTTGGTTACGGAAATAAATTCGGTGGAACTATAGTAAACGGTCAGGTTGCTACTGATATGATTTTGACAGGTACAACGAATACGTTCAACCTTGACCAAATCGGTAACAGCAACCAACTATTCGGGCCTGTTGTGTTAGATAGTTCTACCATTAATATGGTATTCACTGGTGACAGTAATATCTTTGATTGGAATATAGGCGATACTGGTGATTCTGATAACTCAAACATCAATGTCGCAGTTACAGGTAGCAGTAACACTTGGGATTATGACCAAGGTTATGCCGCTAGTGCTAACTATTTGGATTTTGATTTAACGCTAATAGGAGATTCAAACGATTTCTTTATAGACATAGATTCAGACCAAGCTAAATGGGAAATGGAAATTACTGGTGACAGTAATAACGTTGACACAAAACAACTTGACGCATCTGACCATGAATTAAAAGTGGTTCATACGGGTGATAGTATCAATATGGATATTATTCAACAGTCAGGTACATGTGGAAATAAAACATGCCCAGGCAAGATTGACTTACAGTTGAGTTCTGATAATGCTACAGTTACAATTAACCAAAAAGATACTAACGATTAGTGCTATACTTCTGTCGTATCCCTCTTATGCGGATACGATAGGAGACATAGTCGAACAAACTGGTATTGGAAACATTATCAGAGAAGGTAATAAAATACCCTCTACTGATTTTCCTAGTATAAACCTCTATGACGAGGCGGAAACTGGGAATGGGAGAATGCTAATTGAGTTCTTAGACGAAGAAGAACTTGCATTAACAGAACATACACTGGTCTACATAGACGAAGTATATTATGACCCTAATCCCGACTTATCGAAAATGTCGATGAGAATGGTAATGGGTACAGCTCGTTTTGCCTCAGGTAAACTAGGTAAAATGAATAAATCGAACATTGCGATTTCTACGCCAACTGCTAACATAGCGATTAATGGCACAGATTTTACGACAACCATCGATGAACTCGGGCGAAGTCTTATTATACTTTTGCCTGACGCAAATGGTGACGCATCAGGTTCGATTACAGTTAGTAATGAATCGGGTACAGACGTAGTATTAGAAGAAGCATATCAAGCCACAATGGTATCTACTTTAAATTCATACCCAACTGCACCTGTAGTAATAAACAATATTACATCAAGTTTGATTAATAATATGTTTATTGTGAGTCAACCCAAAGATATTTCTAGGGTGATAGAGGAGTCTGCTACAGAATCAAATGACGGTGGTATCTTGGACGTAGACTTTTTAGAGTTTGACGGTCTTGATGCAGACGCATTGAAAGACTCAGAAGGTGAATTAGAATTTACTGAATTAGATATAGACCTATTAGATGTTGACTTTTTACAGGACTTACTTGATATTGTAGAAGAGTTAGATAGGAAAGTAGGGATAAACAGAACTGCAGACAGTGGTGGAAATACATTTGGAATAGAAGGTACTGTTATAGGTTTTGATAAAGACACGCAGTACAATACAATAGTTGATACAGGAAGTGGATTGGTTACGTTCTATCGTGAAGTAAACGGAACCATAAGTATTAAATTACCAGTAGACGCAATGGCACAAATAGTGACCGTAACTAACGAAAAGGAGAGTGTAATTAATATGGGTGGCGACCAAGCAATCAATATTATTATTACACAACAAAATTAATGAGCCAAAAACAACAACAGCAAAGACTTAGATTTCAAGAAAAGAAAATTAAAGACCAAGCAGAAACAATTGCAGAACAACAAAAAAGAATAGAAGAGTGGATAAAACAACAACAAGACCCACGTCACAATCAAGAATGAAAATAACTGGAACTCATTTAGGGATTGCAGTAATTTTATTGTTCTTTGTAGGACAGTGCTTTGCTGGTGACGAACATAATCATGTGCACATAGACCAAGTTGCTGACGGTGATAATGCAAATGTTAACATTACGCAGATAGGATATGATAACCATATCGATTTTACTTTTGCACATGCTAACAACACTTTTACTCTATCCCAATCAGGGAATGGTAACTCAATCTCTTGGGTATCATACTGGGGTTCAGGAAGAACTTGGGGTGGTGATGTTGACGGTACTGGTAACACAGAAACAGTAACACAGATTGACGGTGCTACATACGGTAGACACATATGGGGTAACAATAACGAAGTTGACGTTTACCAAAATGGAACTCACGAATTCAATTTAGACATTCACGTTAATGGTGTAGAACACGAAAACTGGCAAGAAGGTTCAGGAAGTCATTACGCACACATATACTATTATCAAAATTCACATGATTCAATCACAGATATTGAACAAAAAGGAAGTGGTAGTCATCAAGCAAGAATAACACTACAAGGTTCAGAACATACTAATTTAAATCTATTACAACAAGGTTCGACTAATCAGTCATACAATATAACAAATACCTGCCATACAGTAGGTGGTTGCAGTATAAACGTTTCTCAGGGCAACTAAATAAAAAACCCTCTTATAATTACTCAAACATTGAGGTATAATAGTGTGTATGAAACTAATAAATATCTTAGTATTTTGTGCGCTTCTTTTAGGAGCTACAAAAGTGGAAGGTTTAGAACTAGAGATGGACACTCATTGTCTTGCTCAAAACATATATTTTGAAGCAGGTAATCAACCTCTTGCAGGACAGATTGCAGTTGCTAACGTAGTTTTAAATCGTGTAGAACATGATAAATTTCCCGATTCAATTTGTGGAGTAGTTTATCAAACAAAAGAATGGCGAACCTCTTGGACAGGTAAGACCATTCCTAAATTAGGAATGTGTCAGTTCTCTTGGTTTTGTGATGGCAAATCAGACAAACCAAAAGACAGTAAAACTTGGGCGGAGAGTTTAAAACTTGCAGACGAAATACTGGACGGTCAGTATTTTGATTTGACAGAAGGTGCAATGTGGTATCATGCGTATTATATACAACCATATTGGAGTCAGCATTTAAACGAGACAGTACAAATATCCGCACATATATTCTATAGGTAAAATCTATGTATAAATGGTGGACGGTTTTAATAACCATCGCTCTTCTAGCAGGTCTTCGTATATCAGACCCGTTTCTCATGGAGTCAATCCGACTCAACTATTTTGACTTTTTACAAACTCAAAAGGAACCTATACAGGTTGACGATATTGTATTAGTTGACATAGACGAAAAGACATTAGAAAAATACGGACAGTTCCCATTCCCTAGAGGCGTATGGGCAGACATGATAAATCAAACGTCCGAAACAAATCCTTCCGTCCTTACTGCTACATTTGCACAACCTGATAGATTCGGGGAAGACGAAGAACTTAGACAAGCATTAGGAAACAGACTTTCCCTTCTTTCTGCCTCACCAACTAATCAAAAAGATACTGGAAGTGCACCATATATTGGTATTGCAAAGTTAGGTAAAGGTGACCCTGCAAACTGGTTATACAGTTATGAGGGTATCTCTAGTCCCATACAACCCCTACAGGAGGCGGTTTACGGTGTAGGTACTGTAAGTGCTTCACCTTCTATAGACGGAACTGTACGTGCAGTTCCACTCGCTGTCATGGCGAATGGACAGATATATCCTTCTCTCGCACTAGAAACATTGAGAGTTATGAATGGTCAACAGTCCTACAATATAAAGATTACGCCTGAGGTTGGTGTAGAATGGGTTAGGATAGGTAGACTACCACCATTAACAGTACAACCTAATGCAGACTTTAATATTGCATTTTGGAATCAGTTTGAACGTGTCAGTGCAGTGGACAAAATCCCTGCAGATAAAATCCTTATATGGGGTTTGACTGCTTCAGGTCTGAGTAATCCAGTTTCAACCCCAATGGGTGCAATGTATCCCCATGAAGTACAAGCGAATTTAATTCAGACCGTCTTGACAGGATTCCAAATACAACGATTCTACTATCTTGAATTTCTTGAAATTTTTCTTGTTCTGTTTTCGTCTCTAGTAATACTGGCAATGGTCTACAGACTTCCCACAGTTCTTTCGGGGATAGGGAGTCTAAGTGTCGTTGGATTGCAGGCGTATACGGGGTATTACGTTTGGATTGAGAACTTGATTTTGCTCGATGTCTTTTACTCATCAGTTGCCTCATTGTTAGTTTTTGGTCACGCATCTTTCAACAAATACTTCACTACGTATCAATTGAAAGAACAAATAAAGAAACAGTTCCAAAAATATTTATCACCTGACATGGTTGAAGAACTACAGAAAAATCCTGAACTATTGAAATTAGGTGGAGATAGAAAGGAACTTTCCTTCCTTTTTGCCGACATTGTTGGCTTCACTCCCATAAGCGAAAAGTATATGAAAGAAGATGACCCCGAAGGATTGGTTGAACTTATCAACAAATTCCTAGACGCAATGTCAAAAGTCGTTCTTGCACATGGCGGAACCATCGACAAATATATGGGCGATTGTTTGATGGCATTTTGGAATGCCCCTTTGGATTGTCCAAACCACGCTGAAATGGCGGTTAGAAGTGCTATGGAAATTGAACTGCTTACTGAACAAATGAACAAGGAACTCAAAGAACAGGGATATGATTTACCACCCGTTGTAATTGGCACAGGAATAAATACTGGCCCATGCATCGTAGGAAACATGGGAAGTGAGGCAAGATTCGATTATTCAGTTGTCGGTGATGCAGTTAATCTAGGTGCACGTCTTGAAGTTCAAACAAGAACATTTGATACACCTATTATCCTTTCACAATACACACTTGACCAATTGCCTGACGATATCAAAGTAAAAGAACTTGATAAAATAACTGTAAAAGGTAAAGAAGAACCTGTTACCATTTACGCACCATACTTTAAACGCACAATTAGAAAACTAAAGAAATGACATTCAAAGAAGTCCAAGACAAATTATATCAAAAAGAAATGACAGTAGAATATCAATCATTAACTTCAAACAAAATACACACCCTTGCCTGCACTGTAGAAAAAAAGTTTCAGACTATGGGAGATAAGATTGTAGTTATGGGCATACACGAACCTACATATCATGATATTGAAATAAATACAATTATTTCAATAAAACCCCTTGAAAAATTATAATTCAGCATTATATAATGTATAAATACTTTTGCAATGCCCATTAGGGGTTGCATAATATAAACTTGCTTAATAAAGGAGAAAACTATGACTATCTATGACGATGTCTTCGGGAAATCATTCCCATTCGCAATCGGGTTCGACAGAACTCTTCAACTATTAAATCGTGCAGAAAACATGCATGATTCAACAAACTACCCGCCATACAACATTATAAAAAATGACGATGAGGACTTTTCAGTTCAACTTGCAGTTGCTGGTTTTGACAAGACGGAAATCTCTGTTACTAAAGAGAAGAACCAACTTATCATTGAGGGTAAAAAGGAAGCAGACGAGGAAATAGAGTATGTCCATAAAGGACTTGCTACTCGTTCATTCAAAAGAAGTTTCACTTTAGCAGACGATATTGTAATTGATTCTGCTTGGTGTGATAACGGTATTTTGAGTGTTCAGTTGATTAGGGAAATACCCGAAGAAGACAAACCTCAAGAAATCAAAATTTCTTAAAAACCCACTATACAGACATACGCTTGTTTAGTATAATAGGTGTATGTCTGTAATTCTATCTAAAGAAGATTCTCTTTACGCCTCGCAAATCTATATAGATTTCTATAATGGGTTTGACCGTATTGACGATTATCTACGTAAAATCAAATTAGAACGTGTTGCTAATCTACCAACGTCATTGCCTGGCATGGGGCCAGAAGATGATATGTTTAGTGACTTCACAATGCACCCTCATGACATGGAATTTGAATGTAGAGTCTTATCAAATGACCTATATGATAACTACCTAGAAATCACCACGTCTCATGCTTTAGAGAAGTCAATTCCTGGCAAGACATTGAAGTGGGTTGTGTATGAAAAAAACACAAACAAGATTATGGGTTTTATTAGATTCGGTTCACCAACAATTAATTCTAAACCTAGAAATGTTATGTTAGGTAAACCTTTAGATACTATGTGTAAAGATACAATGAAGAGGTTCAATGATTCGGTTATTATGGGATTCACCATTGTCCCTACTCAACCATTTGGATATAATTATCTTGGTGGTAAGTTACTTGCAGCTATATGTTGTTCACACCATGCTAGAAGAACATTAAACAAAAAATACAATACAAAATTTTGTGGTTTTGAAACAACTTCTTTATACGGTTCGTCAAAGACTTCTTCACAGTATGACGGTATGAAACCTTTCTTAAGATTTAAAGGATTGACCGTATCAGATTTTGTGCCTTCTATTAATGACCAAAACTATAGAGACTTGAAGTATTGGTTTGAAACTAAAAATGACGGTAAACCATTAGTTCATGATGACGCTTCGTCAAGAAAAATGAAGACTATTCAGAAACAAATTTCTATGATAAAGAACTCACTAAATATACACGACAAAGAAAAGTTAAAAGAATTCAATCAAGCATTTGAAAATGCAAAAGGTCTAACGGAACAGAAGAGACAATACTTTTCAAATTATGGTTATGAGAATGTAGTGGATTATTTAAATCTAGAAACAGACGAATTAAAGAAAGCACCCAACTATGATAGATACGAGTTAGAAGGTGTAGTTGACTGGTGGAAAAAACTTGCTGGTAAAAGATATGACAAACTTAAATCCGAAAACAGACTCAGAACTGAACTAGAAACATGGAATGTTAATGCAGAAAACATTGACATTATCCGATAAGTTAAGCGGAGATAGTGTAATAGCAACACGCTGTGGTTCCACCACAGAGACGATAGTGCAATCCTATCTCTCCGCTCCAGTTTCAATATGAGTAGAAACATACCAACACAGGCAGTTGACCAATATGATTTCCTAGAACACAGAAGGAAACAAGAAGAAAAACATTGGAATAAAAAAAGTAATGAACTCAAACCTCTTGACTCGATTCTTACAGTTGAAATTAATACTACTGAGTTGTGCAACAGGACATGTGTCTTTTGTCCAAGACATGACCCAACAGTATTTCCCAACAGGAATCTCCATCTTACGATTAAAGGTGCTAGAACCATTGCAGAAGAATTAGGAGAAAATCAGTATTCAGGTAAAATATCATTCAGTGGGTTCGGAGAAAATTTATTGAATCCAAACTTTGTAGAGATAGTTAAAGAGTTTAGATTTAATTTACCAATGGCAACAATTGAATGTAATACAAATGGAGACAAACTTACAGAAAAGTATGTTGAAAGATTGTATAAAGCAGGACTAGATTTACTGTACATAAATTTGTATGACGGTATAGAACAAATGACACACTTTGAAAAAATGCTAAAGAATGTCAGAGAAGATATGTATAAATTTAGAATGCATTGGGGAGACTTTGAGAAACATGGATTGATTCTCAATAACCGTAGTGGGGTAATTGACTGGGTTGGGATAGAAGAAACAGACATTACTTCTTTGAAAGGCAAACCTTGTCATTACCCCTTCTACAAAATGTTTGTTGATTGGAACGGTGATGTTCTATTTTGTTCAAACGATTGGGGGAGAGAACATGTTGTAGGTAACTTGCTACAGTCAACATTACATGACGTTTGGTTCAGTAAACCTATGACAAAGATTCGTAAAAGATTAATGAAAGGTGATAGAAGTCAATCACCTTGTAATAAATGCAGTGTAGACGGTTCACTGTTCGGCAAACCGTCTTTTGATTTGGTAAAAGAATATTATGAAAGTAGCAATAACAGGAAGTAGTGGTCTAGCAAAGACAATTAAAGACACACTAGAAGCAACACCATTTAAAGGTGATACTATAGAAGTACATACACCACGTATGGAAGATATCACAATGAATGGTATGAACTGGTGGGGTTGGGCTAATGTTGACGTTTTGATTAATTTTGCACATGACGAATTTGAACAAACAAAGATACTTCAATACGCACATGATTCTTGGGTAGATAAAGGAAACAAATATATTATTAATTTTTCTTCAAGAGCTGCTCAACCAAACATATCAAAAGGTTATCTCTATTCAGCTGCTAAAGCGTCTCTCAATCATTTAGCAAATAACCTACAATACAACTCAGATAAAAAATACAAAATGACAACTTTAAATCTAGGTCTTCTTAATTCACCTATGCCTAGTATCTCACGTCAAGAAGTTGCTGGACTGGTTTATAGGTTGATTACAAGTTATCCTGAAATAGAAATAGCAGACATGACAATTCAAGCACACCATAATTATAAAGGTGTACAGGAAATGAAGTCATTTCAAAAAGGAGAATTGCATTGAGTAACAGACCACATTTAATTGGTGAAATGTATAGAGTAGTAGAGAATCCTAATCAAAGGGACGAAGAACACTATGCTATAGAAATTATAAAGGGTGAATTCAAAGACACCGTTTATCAATATGGAAAGGTGGAATTCGTAGAAGGAAAACCTGAACTAAATTTTCAGAGAACTATTAGAAGAGTTCCCGAAGGTATGGACTTGTCAGATTTAGAAAAAGACAATGACCTAAATAACCTCATGGGAGATATTCTAGTAGAACTCCTAGAAGAACAAGTCGCAAGAAGCGAGGAGAAAAAATGAACGTAGAAAGATGTAAAGAAGCGATTAAGAGGCACGAAGGTGAAGTGCTAGAAATTTATATTGACTCATTGGGATTTAAAACTCTCGGTGTTGGACATTTATGTCAACCCGAAGACCCTGAGTACGATTGGGAAGTTGGTACTGCAGTTTCGCAAGAAGTTGTAGACGCATACTATGACTCAGACTTTGATAAACATATGGACGAAACAGTTCATGTTATCGGAGAAGACGTTTGGTACGATTTGCCAGGCGACATTAGAGAAGTCTTGGTTAACATGTGTTTCAACTTAGGTGGAACTAGACTGGGTAAATTCAAGAATATGTTGAATGCAGTTGAAGACCATGATTGGGAAAGAATGGCTGTTGAAATGGAAGATAGTCGTTGGTTTAAACAAGTAGGACGCAGGAGTGTAGAACTACAAGAAACAGTTAGGAATGTATGATTGATTTTCACGACAAAGTATTAAATGCGATTGTGCAACAAGCAGACGCAATGATTTCAAAACACAAAATTAATGTTGAGGTATTAACAAAGAATGCAAGTGGTGTTGCAGAACACCCTGACTTAATGAAGACAGTGGAAGATGAGTTATCTCAAATAGCACACTGGAAGGATATTAAGGACGTTGCAATCAATAACTTTGATTTTCATTCTAAAAAGAATCTTGTAGAATAGAACAAACTGTAGTATAATTACAGTATGGATTTTTACACTAATGTAGCACGCACACGAGACAAGATATTAGTAACAGGTTATCAAGGCAATAAGAAGGTAAAACTTCAAGTTGCCTATCGACCTAATCACTACGTCAAATCTAAGAAAGGACAAACCGCTTATAGGTCTTTAGACGGACAACCACTTGAGGTTGTGAATCTAAATTCTATGGGTGGTGCACGTAAGTTCAGAGAACAATATGAACAAGTGGAAGGATTTGATATCCACGGTTATGACCGTTATGTCTACACTTATATTGCAGATAAGTTTCAAGGTACAATAGAACCTAATACCAAACTCATTCGTGTCGCCTCACTTGATATTGAGTGTGAGTGTGAAGAAGGGTTTCCTGACCCTATGGAAGCGAAAGAGAAAGTCAACGCAATCACAATCAAACCATTCGGTAAGAACTCAGTTACATTTGGAATCGGCCCATGGGACGCACCTGACAATGTTGACTATGTCGATTGTCAAGATGAAGCATTCTTACTAGAAGCATTTATAAAGTATTGGGACAAACAATCATTTGATATCATAACTGGTTGGAATGTAAACTCATTTGATATTACATATCTTTGTAATCGTATTGATAGATTATTTGGTGACGGGTATCACAAAAAACTTTCGCCTTGGAGAATGTCAGACGTAAGAGAATTCACTCAGTATGGATATCAAAAGAATCAAGTATACAATCTCTATGGTGTGAATGTTCTTGACTATCTTGAACTGTATAGAAAAAATACATTTATCAAACAAGAGAGTTACAAACTTGACCACATAGCACAAGTTGAACTGGGTAAAGGAAAACTAGATTATTCAGAGTACGGTTCTTTACACACATTATACAGAACTAATTATCCGTTGTTCTTAGAATACAATGTCCGTGACGTAGAACTGATTGAAGAACTGGAAGACAAACTTGGTTTCATTGAGTTGATTCAATCAATGGCGTATACTGCTAAGTGTAATTATGCAGACACATTTGGAATGGTGAAATATTGGGAAACCATTATTTACAACTTCCTCAAGGAACAAGGAATCCAAACACCACCACAGAAATTACGTGGACAAGAAAAGACCAATAAGATTGAGGGTGCTTACGTAAAAGAACCATTGGTTGGCGGTCATGACTGGGTTGTAAGTTTCGACTTGAACTCATTGTATCCACATATTATTATGCAGTATAATATCTCGCCTGAAAAAATGATTAGGGGTAAGGTAGATACTTCTGTAGAAAAATTACTTACTGGTAAACAGACAATCAAAGGTGATTATGCTGTAACACCAAACGGTGCACAATTCAAAAAAGACAAACAAGGTTTTCTTCCTGAACTCATGGAACAATTCTATGACGAAAGAAAGTTATGGAAGAAGAAAATGATTGGATATCAAATTGAACTGGAAAGTGTTTCGGATAAGAAACAACGTACAGTTTTAGAAACAAAAATCAAACGTGCGTATAACAACCAACAAGTTCGTAAGATTGCATTGAACAGTGCTTATGGTGCTCTTGCTAATCAGTGGTTTGCATTCTTTTCTGTAGACCTTGCAGAAGCAATTACGACTTCGGGTCAGTTGATTATTCAGTGGGGTGAGAAAACAATCAATGATTGGTTGAATCAAGTTCTCAAGACAGAAGACAAAGACTATGTGATTGCAATGGATACTGATTCAGTTTATATCACAATGGACAAACTGGTTAAACAAGTGCTACCCGAAGAAACAGACAAGACCAAGATTGTGGATTTCCTAAACAAATCCGAAGGAATGATTGAACAAGTTCTTGCACGTGGTTTTGACGACCTTGCAGATTACACTAATGCATTCCAACAGA